GTAGAAACTCAAACTAACCCGGACGTTGCGATTGCTTTTAATACTTTAAAAGAAGTATCACGTGAAGTTCAGTCTGAAGGCTGGACATTTAATAAAGAATTAAATCTAGAAGTAACACCAGATGCAACTACAAAGAAAGTAGTTATCCCTAATAATGCTATTCAATATGATCTTAGTCAAGATTATGCAAGTAACTTAGGGAGAAATAGTGTTAATCGTGGTGGTTATCTTTATGATACTATTCAACATACAGATCAATGGGAAGATGAAACCCTTTACATTGATGTACTATGGGAATGGAATTATGAATATCTACCACAACCTATTCAATCTTATATTGTAGCTAGAGCATCTGCTATATTTTCTAGTAGAGTGATTGGTGATGGACAACAATTCCAAATGCTATCACAAAAAGAAGCATATACAAGAGCTATGGCTCTCGAATACGAATGCAATCAAGGAGACCATACATTCTTTGGTCAACCACAAAGTGGTAATTATTACCGCAGTTACAAACCATTTAACGCACTGTATCGCTAATGCCAGTAGTAACACAACTATCACCTAATTTCTTAGGTGGTGTCTCTAAACAAAATGACGACAAAAAACTAGCTGGACAGGTATCTGAATGCATTAATGGATATCCTGACCCTACCTATGGTCTACTAAAAAGACCTGGTATGAAATTTATTAATCACCTAAAAGATACAGACGAAAATGTTTATAATAAAGCTGATTTAGAAAACGCTGTATGGTTTTTTCTAGATCGTAGTGAAACTACTTCTTATATTGGTGCTATTAAAGGTTCTAATATTTATGCTTGGAATGCAACAACAGGTGAAGCTTGTAATGTTACAAATAATGGTGCTTCGTATTTAACAGGTGCTATTACTTCAGATCATTTTCATTTCCGTAGTATTCAAGATACTACAATTATTACAAACCAAACTAAAGTTACAGCAATGCTACCTGCTGGTACTTTTATTGCTAATTCAGTTGGTACTTTAAAATTAATTTCACTTGTTGATGGCTACGATTATACTGTAACTATTCAAGGTATAGATGCTACAGCTACTGCAACATCTAGTACAACTTTTCAAGATTTTTTAACTGGAGTTAATCCTAATAATTCACTGTCTGGTGAAGTAAAAAGTATAATTGAAGATGAACAAAATGCAAGTAATACTAATTTTGATGGTGCTTGGTACATTGAATCTTATGTTAATAGTTTAGTTATTAAAAGATTTAGTGGTACTAATTCAGTTACAATTGGTTATGCACCTGCAAGTCCTGGTACACCTTTACCTTTTACTTTAACAGCAGTAGGTGGTTTTAATAATGATTCTGTAGAAGCATTTTTAGATCAAGTAAACAATGTAACTGAACTACCAGCTGAATCTTTTGATGGTCATAATTTACGAATCTTAAATACTAATAGTGATAGTGATGATTATTATGTTAAATTCGTAGCTTATGATGGAATACGTGGTAAAGGTTATTGGCTAGAAACAATTGCTAGAGATGCTTCACCAGGAATAGATGCATCAACAATGCCACATAGGTTTGTATTTAATGGTACAGTTAATAATGTAGATCAATTTACATTTGAACCTATACCTTTTGTAAGTAGGCTAGCTGGTGATAATATCACAAGTCCAGAACCTTCTTTCATTAACAAAAAAATCAAGGCTACATTTTTTTATAACAACAGATTTGGGGTGTTATCAGAAGATAATGTAATTTTAAGTGTAGCTAATGAGCCTTTTAACTTCTTTGTTAAATCAGCTCTGACACAAATTGCTTCAGATCCTATCGATTTAAATGTATCTAGTACAAGACCTGTTCAATTATTTGATGTCTTACCTACAGCTCAAGGTCTTTTGTTATTTGCTGATCGTCAGCAATTTATGTTATCTGCTACTGATGCAAATACATTAACACCTACGTCTTCTATTATCCGTACAGTATCTAGCTATGAAATGGATAGTAATATACCTCCTGTAGATATTGGTACTACTGTAGGTTTTGTTAATAAAGTACCTGATTATGCTAAAGTATTTAGTATGCAGTTACGAGATGTAGAACAACCTCCAATTGTTGTTGACATCAGTAAAGTTGTACTTGAATGGATTCCTGAAACTGTAGATAGATTAGTATCTAGCCCACAAAACTCTTTTATTTTACTTGTAGATAGACAATCATCTTATATCTATATTTATAGTTATTATAATGATGGTGAAAAAGATCTATTTCAAGCCTGGACTAAATGGGAATTAACAGGTACTATTCAAGATGCTTACGTTTTAAACGATGATATTGTAGTTGTAACACAACAAGAAGATGTGTATTTGTTAAACTCAATCACAGTTAATGAGTTGCCTACAGGAGATGTTTCTGTTGTATTCGATTCTAATACAAGTGAGTTTGTTATAACAGGTAATCCCTGTCTTGATTTATTTGCACTTCCAACATCTCCTGATGGAATTATTGATAAAGTTGTTTATAATGAAACTACCAACTTAACTAAAATCTACACACCTTATAAACCTATTTCTGGTAAAAATGGTGCAGTTTTAATCGGTAAACCTGCTAAAGATGAAGGTTACTTTGTAGAGGTAACACCTAAAATTGAAACTGGTACAAATTATAATTATTTTGAAGCTGTAGGGGATTTAAGAGATTCAGCTGATAGTATTATTATTGGATACAATTATCACTTTGAAGTACAATTACCTACATTTTATTTTAGACGAAGAGATGGTAACTCTGTTGACTTTAGTGCTATATTAACTATTGCTAGAATTAAAGTATCTACTGGTCGTTCAGGTCCACTAGTATTTGAAACTAAACTAGGTAGTTCTAAAGAATGGACTTTAATTAAAGAGGTCACAGTAAGTGATGATTATCAATTTAGCACAAGCCCTGTAAAACCTGAGTATAGGTTTGATGTACCTATCCATCAACGTAACACTAATTTTGAATTAAAAATGACAAGTGATTATCCATATCCTGTATCTCTTGTAGAGATGATGTGGGAAGGTAACTATTCACCACGATATTATAGGAGAGCTTAATGTTTGACATTGAATTTAATCCTAAGGAAAGTTTTCTTAAAGAACAGTTAGAAGTATCTGGTCTTGAGATGAGATTTTTTGGTATCGGAGCTGGGGAAGAAAATCGAAGAAGAGTACAAGAAGAAAACAAACAACAAAGAAAACTAAACAAGCAAGCAAAAGCCAATTACGAATACGAAAAAGAAGTTTTCAAAGCTGAAAAAACAGATTATTATGCTCAACGAGAGTTTGAATATGAAACTGCATTAAAACAGTACGATTATAATACAGAAATACAAGATTATTCATACGGTCAATCTTTAGCTCGTTACGAAAAAGATCTTGGTATTTATGAAGCACAGCTTGATTATAACGAAGAGGCTTTTGGATTAGCTGTTAGTGATCAAGAAGCTGCTTTACAAGATTTTGCATTACAACAAGCATTTCAGCGTGAAGCTGTTTATGCAGATCTTAACAATGAATTAATTAACCAAGGTTTAAATAGAGAAACACAAGAAGTTAAAGCTGAAACTATTAAAACAGGGTTTGAAAATGAACTTACTAATTTAGGTATTGATAAATTACAACAACAAGCAAATTTATTTAGTATACAAAGCAGTCAACGTATTGGAACCGAAAGGATTCAAACTGAACTAAAAAATCTTTCTGATGCTAATTCATTTGAAAAAGAAGCTGAATTTGTAAGGGGATTACAAGCAGCCGGTCAAGCTGCTTTAGGTCAAGCTGGTAAATCAACAGCTAAAAGTATAGGATCTGCTCAAGCCGAATCATTTAGAACTTTAACACAATTAAAATCTTCTTTAAAAGGTTCTAGACGTAGGGCTGGTATTGAACTATTAAATCTAAATGTTGACTCAGCAGTCAGAGAGACTGGTGTTAATCTCAATATTAATAAAATTGACGAAGCAACTAGATTTGCTAGAGTTAGTTCAGGTCTTCAGATGGATCAAGTTGGTATTGATATTGCTAGAATTGATCAAGCTATCAAGTTTGCTAATGAAGAAGCTGATTTTAACAACAGAGTATTGCAGGCTAACATGGATAGCCAGATTGCCCAAACTGAGCGTAACATCCAACAACTTGAACTACAAAAATTAGGCCAAGATTTACAAGCTGAAGCACAGATGAGTATCTTCCCAGAACCGCTACCTACACTACCTGAACCACAATTGGGACCAGAAAGAACGTTTGTTAAACCTGTTAAACAGGAAGCTCCAACAGTTCCTAGAGGTCCACGTCGTGATGCAACCTCTGAAATTATTGGTGGTGTTACATCAGTTGCTTCGTTTGGACTAAATACAGCCACTTCAGTGAAAGCTCTTACTGCTCCAACGGTTCCTGCTCCCAACGTTTAAATGAATTTTAAGGTTAATAAATTATGGCACGACTACAATACCAACCCGCTACAAGACCAAGAGGATTCCAGCCTATTCAACTTAGTAGGGCTGGTATTGCTCGAATGGAAGAAGAAAGTAACAGGATTATCCGAGGTATGGAGCGTCAACGTGACGCTGAAATAAGACAAAGAGATAGTGACCTTCAAGATATGAAGGAAAACTCTGAGTATGAAAGACGCGCACGTGACCGTAATCAAGACATCCAAAACCGTAACTTTGAAAACGAACAGCTTGCTATTCAAAATCAAGCTAAATCTAGACAAGCGCAAGCTGAAGCTGATGCACAAGCCTTTAAGTCTACAGTAGATTCTTTAGTTAATTTCAGTGTAACTGCTGGTAAAGTAGCTGCTGAAAGAACTAAGCAGATGATCATCGATCAAACTGAAGAAGGTCGTCAAGCTAGGCTTACAGAATACCGTAATAACCCTGAAGCACAGATTAACTTTAATATAACTGAAAGTCAGATAGCTATTGAGACAGTAAAGGCTGACAATATTACTCAACTAGCTGGTGCTAAAGGGTTAGAAACACCTAATGAAACATCTAAAAGCTTACTGGCTAACCCTGGTAGAGGTTACTATTGGCAGAAAGGTTATTACAACCAACTGGTAAAAGAACAAACACCTTTGCTTTTAAATAGAGCATTTCAAGGTACTGAAGCTCTTTTTACTGATCAATCCGGTAATAAATTTAGTGGTATAGAAGCTGTTAACGATCCAGCAAAAACTACTATTGTATTAGATACTGTATTAAAAAATCTATATGGATCAACAGGTTTAAATATTAGTGAACTTGAACCTGGATTTTTAGCTGATTCAAATGATGCTGTTGATAAAATTCGCAGTGCTTATATTCAAAGATCTATACAAGGGGAAACAAAACAAAACTATGAAGCTCTTGCTAGTCAAGGACAAAGCTTAAGAGATAGTGGTCAGATTCAACAAGGTTATCTTATAGACCTAAAGAACCCTCTTATTGGTAGAGAAAAAGCTTTACAAAATGTCTTTGATTTATACTCTGCACAAAATTCTGATGGTTCATTTCGTTATTCAAAAGAAGAGTTAGATAACCTTAAACTATTAGGTGATAAAACTATTCTAGATGAACGAGGTAATAGCCAACGTTATCAAGACGCTATAGCTGCACGTGTGAAAACTAGAACAGATTACATGCGTGAAGATCAAGCTAGAACTAGAATTGAATCTAAAGATTTTGCAGCTAGTGCTGTACCACAAATGCAAGCTTATTTTGATAATGCTGATCCAAAAGGAGATTTAGAAGGTGCAGAAACATTTGAAAGAGAATTTTATGAAAAGTTCCCTAATCAAAGTTTACCTGCACGTTACCTAGATGCAAAAAAGGCAGCTTTGCAGGGTAATAAAAGAACAGAATTATCACTTATTGCTCAGCAATATACAAACAAAACTATAGATGAAGCTTTTATTGAAGCTATACAAGATCCTCAAAATAAAATCCAAGCTATTGATTTATACAAAAAACAAGAAGTAGAAAAGTATGGACCTACTTATGATGAAACAAGAAAACTTTTAGGTGCTGATGCTAAAAGTTTGACAAAGTTTCAACCTACTACAGAAGGTATGGATTCTACAACTTTATATGTTAAAAAAGCTTTAGAAAATGAATACAAATTTTTCTTTAAAAGTTTAATAGATAAAGGTGTTTCACCTGAAGTAGCATCTAAAGAAGCTTACACACAACTTCAAGCTTATGTTGCTAAAGGTGTGGCAGGGGACAAACAAAATAAATTTTACTCTGAAACGGGTCCCAATAACTCAATTGTTTTCCCAAAAATCCAAGGTACAGCAACACAATTAAGCGTTGCTGCTCAAGAACGTCGTAATGAATTAAATAAACTTTTAACACAAGATGATACTGGTTTATTTTCAAAACCAAATTCAATTTTAACTGAACAAGAAATTGAAACTAGTATAGGTTCTTATTATGCTAACAATGGTACTTTTAGAATACCAGTAAATGTAGAATATACATCTAAGATACTAGGTGTTAGTCCTATAGCAGCTATTAATGCACAGATTGAAGCTTCTAATAAAAAGTATGGTTTAAACCGTCGTTTACTTATGCCCACACCAGCTGAAGAAGCTGTATTTGATCAAGTACCTTCAGTTCAAAAACTATTTACTGATTTTAATAAGTCATCCCAAACTAGATTTAATCGTGGTAATGCTTTTGTTACAGGCACAACTGGACCTATGAGAGCCAGTATGACTGGTACTACTGACACACCACTAAGTACATATGCTCCTCAAGTATCCTCTATTACTTATGACACTGGCCAACCTGGTATTGATGTTTTCTTTGAAGATAAGAATTTTCCAGCAGTATTGCCCGGTATAGTGAAAGACATCGGTTATCAAGTTAATGCTAATGGATCCGGTTACGGTCATTACTTAGTTATTGAATCTATCGATCCAGCTACTGGAGAACCTGTCGATGTTTTATATGGACATCTACCAACAGCACCTACACAATCTAGAGGTCAAAGTATTGGTTTAGGTGAAATTATTGGTCAACAAGGTGGTACTGGTAGTGTACAAAGCTATGACGGTACTATTGCGTCAATTGATTTCTTAGCCCCAGCTCCTCCTGGTAGTGGATCAATGACACCTTATAGATACTATGATACTTTAAGAAGAACCATTGCATCACAATTAAATTAAAAAACAAACAACATGAACGATCCATTAGATTATTCAAATGTTGGCAGTGAATATGTGTTGAGTGAAGAAGATCGTAACAAGCAACTCTCTAATGAACAAATAGAAGAAATTCAACAGAGAGTTGACGCTTACGAACAGCAACAACTTCAAGAACAAGAGGCACAACCTCCTACGGGAGGTCAAACTGCACCAACATCTGAACAACCTGCACCTACGGGTGGGGTTACAATGCAACCTGAAATGGCTGCTGAACCATTCGATCCAAGTAAAGACTATTCTTATTATGAAGCCCAAGGTATGAGCCGTGGGGAATGGAACCGTTTACAAATGGGCGGTGGCATTGGAAGTGACGTAGAAGGTTTTGCTACTGATCCTAGATACGCTATGGAACTAGCAACTGCTGTTCCGGTTGGCGGTATATTAGATCCAATCACTGATTTAGCTAATAAATTCCTACCAAAAAGTGCACAGATTCCTAAAGTAACACCTTATGAAAATGGTGTATCATCAGCAGTAAGAGCCATTTCTTCTGTTGTTGTTCCTACATTAGCACTTCAAAGTGCTGGTATGGCAGCAGCAACTAAAGCACAAACTGCAACCACTAAAGCACTTGGATCAGGTAATGTTATCAATAGGTTAGGTAATACTGCCTTCATGAAGTTCCTTGGTTCTAGGGGTATAGAAGCTGGTGCTAGTGTTGCTGTCGGTGCATTTAGTTCTGAATATGAAGAAGATAATGCTTTCGGTACTCTTAAGAAAGCTTTACCACCACAATATGACTTTATCCCTGATAGCTGGGCTACACTTGATACTGATAGTCCAGATGAAAAACGTATTAAAAACATAAATGAAGATCTAGGTCTTGGTTTTCTTATCCCGTTTGTAGGTTTTCTTGGTAAGTTTGGGGCTGCAATTGATGAAGTAGGTCAAACCTTTTCTAAAGCTCCTAAAATTGTTGGTGAGACACCTCAAGCACAGAAAATTATTAATGATATAGCACCAGTTGCTAAAAGTGATGATGCAGTAGAAGAACTTTCTAGATATGCTGCTAAACAAGAAGCAGATCTTGATGAGCTTGGATACTACAATCAAGCTATGAATCCTAATGCTAATGTTCCATTAAAAGGTGTTAATGACCTTTATGATTGGAATGAAGTTGGTATGCGTAGTGCTGATGATTTTGGTATTATTGGTGCTAGTGTTGATGCAGTACGTGTTGCTAAAAACAAAGGATCAGTTTATGGTCGTTTAGGTAACTTCATTAGTGAACCTGCTCGTAAGTATGCTATTACTACACCAGGTGGTGTCGAAGAAGTTACACTTGGTCTTACCAAACAACTTAAAGATGCTGACCGTTATGGTATGGAAGCAGCTGATTGGGCAATTAGTTTTGATGAAATCCAAGAGCAAGGTGATAACCTAGTACTTGAATTGTTTGACCCTACTGTTGGTGTAGATGAAATCCGTAAGATTCTTGATCCTGTTATTGTAAAGAATGAGTTTGGTGTCGAGACATTGACTGATGAAGGTTATGCTGGTATCTTTAGGATGATTGATGATCAAGCTAAAGCCTTTACTGGTATGGATATTGCTAAAGCACAAGCTTATACTGCTACTTCTTTATCAGGTCAAATCGCTGACCTATCTGAAGGTGTTAGACTTAACCGAGGTTCAGCAGCTGTCGATCAAGCTAAAGAAAAGATTCGTGATAACCTTGCATACCTACAACAACTACAAGGTACTACTAAGTATTATTTAGATAAGAAACGTGGTATTATGCGTTTAGGTGAACGCGCCCGTGCATTCGGTAAGACACCTGAACAACTTGTCAAACAAATCCAAGAGGATACACCACAAGCTTTACGTATTATCCAAGACGAAAGTGATAGGTTTACCCAAAGCTGGCAGTATTTAGAAGAAAATAATCCAGAAGTTCTTGATTCATTTCTTGAGTTATATGAACTTAGTGATGGTAAGATTAATAGTATCACTAAAATGAATGAAGATATTCTTAATAGCTTTACTCGTTGGCGACCACTTATTGATAATGCTCCTGATGCACCTAATATTTTAGATCAAGCTGTTAGAGCTAATTTCTTTAATTCTATTTTGTCTTCTGTTGGTACAGCAGGCAGAGCTTTATATGGTAACTTAAGCGGTTTGGTTGCAGAACCAGTATCTTATTTTGCTGGTTCTATGTTACGTGGTGATCTTAAATCCGTACAACGTGGTTGGATGGCTTATAGTGCTATCTTAGATACACAAATGAAAGCCTTGCCTTATGCTGGTAAGCTTTTTATGAAAGCATCCCAAAACCCTAATAGTGTAGCAGGTGCAACTAGGTTAGACTTAGTAATTAAAAATGAAAAGAAACTAGCACAATACAAAAACATTGCTAGAGTAGAAGCAGATAAAGGTAATTACGGTTTTAAATTCCTTGTAGATCAATATGAAAATTTACAAGCAATGGCAGCTGATCCTGTATTCAGGTTTACACCAAATCTATTTACTGGATTTGACGGTTTTACCAGTGCTAACCTAGCTAATGCTACTGCACGTTTTCGTGCTATGGATGAACTAGAACGTCTTGGTAAAGAAGCAACACCTGCTAATATTAAAAAGATTGCTGATAAAGAATACAATAGTATGTTTAATGAAAACGGTATTATTGTAGATGAAGCAGTTAAATATAATACAGGAGAGATTGCTTTAAACCTTGATACTGGACTAAATACTCAACTAAATGGTCTTCTGCAAGAAATACCTGGACTAAGACCTTTTATCATGTTCCCCGGAACTATGGCAAATATGGTTAGAGTAGCTGATGATTATCTTCCTGCACCTTTACGTTCATTCCAACGTGATGTAAATGAACTAGCTTACACTTCAGTTGAAACATTTATGGAACAACCTGAATTAGTAGAAAAAATCCTTACTAATCGTGGTTATAAATTAACTCAAATGGATGAAACAGCTAGGTTAAATGCTATTGTAGATCTTAAAAATAAAACACTAGGTAAAAAAGCAATTGGTACATTTATCACTTCTTTAGCTATTGGTTCTGTTATAAAAGATAAACTATTTGGTGATGGTTTGTTCAGCATGACAGGAGACGGTAGTTTTGACAGACAGCTACAAAGATCACGTACTAAAAATAGTAACTGGAAAGAAAGGTCAATTATTGGACCTGATGGAGTTAGGTTTACCTATGATGAATTAATTGGGCCTGGTTTAAGTAATTGGGTTGCTACTGTAGCTAACATTGCTGATAACTTTGATATGCTTGGTGAAGCAGCAACTGAGAATGCTTTTCAAAAAGCAGCCTTTATACTTGCAGCTGGTTTAACTGATCAAGCTGGTTTATCTGCTTTACGTCCTCTTGTAGAAACTTTAAGTGGTAATCAATTTGCTGCTACTACTTTTGCAGTAGGTCAAATCAATTCACTTGGTCCTTTAGGTGGATTACGTAATGAATTTGGTAAGATTATTGATGGTGGACTTAAGGATCTTAATAATGATATACTAAGTAACTTAAAAAACCGCAACCAATTACTTGGTGTCTTAGATCCTGCTAATCGTCTGCCTACTGTAATCAGTCCTGTTACAGGTGAAGCACCTAATAAATATACAATGTTACAACGTATCTTTAATAGTTATTCACCAGTTAAAGTACATCCTGCAATGTCTAAAGAAGAAGAGTTTCTTTATGATATTGAATACGATGTATCTAGTGCATTTAAGAAACGTAATGGCGTTGAATTGCTTAATACTGAACGTGCAGAATTAAGTAGCCTTATGGGTAAAAGGGGTTATTTCAGAGATCAAATCAGAAATATTATGCGTACAGCAGATGCACGTAATACTATTAATGAACTAAAAGAAGCACGTAGAAATGGCATAACTTCTGATAAACTACCTATTGGTAAATACGATCAAATTTTTATGATGCTGGATGAAGCACTAAAAAATGCTGAAGAACGAGCTTTCAGTGAATTAGAATCACCAGTGCGTCTCTCTATTGAACAACGCATCATGGAAAAACAATTAACTGGTCAAAGAGCTGAACAAGGTTTAATGCCTGGAGTAGATTCAACACTTAACATTCGGTACTAAAAAATCATGGCAACAACTGAAAATAATTATACAGGAGATGGTATACTAACAAGTTATACTTTTTCATTTCCGTACATAAAAAAAGAAGACGTAAAGGTTACCTTAGATGAA